AATGCTGCACGCCGTACTCGACGAGGACGTTGATGCCGTCCTCAGGGTCGGTCGGGTGTGGAATGGTCATGACGAAGTCAGGCATGGTACTCTCCTATAGTAGGGTAAGTTCGTGATCACCGACGCGCGCACACTTCTTTGACCGTGTGGCACTCGATGTACGACGACTGATCGTCCACATCGCGCATGAACACTTGGCACGACATGGTGAGTCCATAGAACAGATCGTGAGCCATGCTGAACACTTCATTGCAGGCTCGTTCCCACGTTTCTGCCTGGAACGACACAGGCGATGCATCAGGCTTTACGATCAGGACATTGATTCGCATAGCGTTAGTCTCCTATAGTAGGGTAGGCGCGCGCCGGACTGTGGACCGGCACCGTGCATTACACGCTGAGTTCCGGGACTCAGCGCGCCATCTGCATCAACCGACGACCGCGAACCCCGCGTGAACGACATCGAGATTGGTGGTGCCGATGAAGACCGGGAAGAACCGGCCTTCCTGTGTTGCGGCGATTAACCACCGACGCTGCATGAGTCCAGCTTTCTCGATGGACGCGACCGCGTTGTCGTACGATGCATACGTCTTGCGCGATTTCGATTCCGGAAGTGCTGACATGGTGTTCTCCTGTAGTAGGGTAGGTGGATGTTGGCCCTGCAAGTTCCTTCGCGCTGCATTCCCGTTTCAACTGAACCAGTGTCCGTAGTGCCGATGAAGGATGCGGAGTGTGCTGGCCGATTCCGGTAGTGCCGATGTCGTAGCGGGCTGGCTGTCACCTCAGCGCTCGCGGCGGCTCATGCGTTGCGAAGACCTAGGCGGTTCGATTACTCATTCCTCCGCCCTGAACAGGTTCTGTGGGAGCTTGGCGATGGTGCGTCGGGTTCGCGCTAGCGAGGCGACTGCCACCTTCGGGTCCTGTTATTTGTCAAGTAGCTTCGGGGTAGCGTGCCGTTTCCGGTTGTCGCGGCTGCGCACGCAGGTTGTTGGTCACCCGACCAGGTTGAATGATACTACCATATACTGTGCACCGCAAGAGCTGTAAGTGCTTGATTTTCATGCACTTACGCTCCCAGGGTGGGGGCTCCTGCCCCAGGAAGGACCGTCTGGGGCACCAGCCAGCGTGCCGCGTGAATCGTTAGTGTTCGCTAACGATTCAGGTCGATCGTCGCTTCGATTTCGTTCGCCCGACCGCTGTACGGACCCGCGTGGCGGCGACCGTTAGCTTCCGCGTGGCGGCATCATACACCGACGGGCCGAACTCGCCTTGCAACATCTGGTTCCGCGCGGTCTGGTAGGATTTTCCAATCGCAGCGGCCACCTGCACGACATTCCACTGTTCCTCGGTGGCTGGCGCGGTCTTCGAACGGGACTTGGATCGCATGAGAGTCAGGGAGGAAAGTGAGTGCTGCAATACCGATGATAGGTTGTGGCCACACGCGTCACGAGCTGATTCCGAAAGTCACTCCACCAGAGGTTGTGCTGTGCATCGTGGATCAGCTTGCGGTGACGGAATGCTCGCTGCACGTCGCGCTGATTGGTGACCACGAAATCATCGATGATGTAGCCTGCACGACGCAGCATCGGTGCGGCTTCTGGCTCGAAGACCATCGGCAAACCAGCCGATAGCATCTCGTAGAATCGATTGGCGGGACTGTGGAAGTGCGCGTGTGATCGTGGATCTTCAATGTAGAGTCCCAAGCCGTGCGCGTTCAGCTCGGTATAGAAACTCCCTTTGGCCATCGTGGTCTGGCAGGTCGCGTGCGGATAGCGCGCGGCAAACTTCTTGCTGGCCGAGCTGATCGACAGATCAATCCGGTGCTTGGCGAAGTAGCGATCGAACGATCGGGCACGACTCACGCGGAACGCACCATAGTAGAACAGATCGGTGCTCGCGTCGGAGCGAAACGGTAGCGGAGAACGCCGTGCGGTCAGCAGATTCCAGTTCATGTATCGGCTGGACGGTGTGCTCTTCGCATTGTCCTTCACCGTTGTCCAGAGATCCATGTCTGGTAGTCCTTTGGCCTTGCGGATACGGAACGCTTTGCGAAACGGGCTCTCCGCTTGTCCCGAGTTGATCGGTGGATAGATGGCGTAGTCGTTCTGAATCCAGATGATGCGGCCTGCGCGTCGAATAGCCACGGCCAGATCAGGCAAGTGCGCGCAGAACGCGAACGCGCCATTCACCAGAATGAGCACGTCCAGGCGCTGCGCTCGAATGTCAGCTTCCCAGAACAGTGGTACATCCAACACACGTGATACGAATCGTGCAATCCGTACACTCGCGACAGTGCTGTGCTCACTCGGTCGCAGAAACGAGAACACGCCAGCGTTCATCGGTCCCTCAGCTGCTTGAGAATCCACGGCACCGCATCCCGACGAGGATCGGTAAACCGTTTGACGGTCATCCCCATCCAGTCAGCATCCACATACATCTCTCGTGCGCGCGCCAGTTTCGTGCGCATCGCCGTCATGCTGATCGGTGAGACGCGGCCTTTCCGCTGTTGTCGGCGTTTGATATTCGCAAGACAGCGCGCCAGCGGAGGATCGAAGAACGCATACCGCACATCCACACCGCGTTTGAAGTACTGAAGATACGGACGCGTGGCGAGCACGACCCCTTCCAGCACGGCGTGGTAGTTTTCCGCCTCCGCCCACTGAAGTGCGGCGTAGATTAACGACGGCTGACGGATACAGTCGCAGCCGCCCATTGATCGTCCCTTCGTGTACGGACCAACGATCACGATCGGTCGCCGCACGCCGGGAAGATAGATGATCTGCGACATCGGCGGCGCGTATGGCTCGGTATCCGTGCTTCGGTCGATCAGCGCGCGCACCGCTGACGACTTTCCACTGCCATTGGTTCCGCGAATAACGATGATCATGCCTGAGGCTTCAGGAGAAAGATGTGCCATCCTTGCGTGAACACCGACTGGTCCTTTGCGATCTTCCATCCGTGCTTCTTCAGCAGCGCCCGGAACTTCCGCTCGTCGTGCGTCGCGGTGTTGCTCTTCGGCACATAGGACTCGCCGAGTCGAATGGTACAGATGATGGCCCGCGAGCTGACCGCGAACAACTTGACCAGCACGGATCGCATGGCGGGTTCATCGATCAGATCGAGAAATCGCATGCACACTGACACGTCGACCGTTTTCACCTTGAGTTTCCGTACGTCCTTGCAGATCAACGACACGTGCGCGTGCCGCGTGGTCTTCTTGCGCGCGATGTCCAACATCGCATCAGACACATCGACCGCGATCACGCGTTTCACGCGGAGTGCATCGTAGAGCTCGAAGTAGCGCCCGGTCCCGCACGGCACATCGAGCACGGAACGGGGACGCAGCTTGTTCAACATCTGCCGCACCGTGTCGTTCTCCTCGTGCCAGCGTTGCTGCTTCTTTCGCTTCGTTTCGTACGTCTCGGCCATCCGGCCGTGGTACTTCCGACTCGTGGTGTCAATGGATACGGTCATGATCCCTGCACTCCGTAGGCTTCGTCCAATTCCGGCAGAAAAGGACGCTTGGCGATGTCAGAATGATGCGGATACTTCGCGATGTCCACGTGCTGCCACAGCGTCGCCTGCGCCGCGCGAATGTCCATCAGCACCTGATCGCGCCAGGACTCGTGCTGCATATCGAGCAGCACCAGTTCGCGCTTCATGGAGAATGCGACGAAGCACTCGATCAGCGCGCCCTTGCTCCGCTTGAACGTCGGGAGCACGCAGATACCCATGCAGCGCGGACTGACGATCACCGCGATGTCGCGGCACAGCGCCCGAGTCCACGCGTCCTGATCCGTGTTCGCTTCGGGGATGTCCAGTGTCAGCGGATTGAAGACACGATAGCCCGCGAGGCGGAGCTCGCGATCAGCCTCGTGAAACATCTCCAACTCCGCTGGAGACGCGCCCGTGATCGAGCCGGACACGTAGACGAGATTGTTCTTCTGTGGCATTGGCCTGAGGGTGAAGGAAACGAGCTACTGCGCGGATTCCTGCTTGGCGATCGCTTTTCGTCTACTCCATGATCGCTTTAATGCACGGCTGTGTTTTCGCTTTGCGTCAGGCATGTTGATTGCTCGTATCATTTTCTTACGTTGCGTTTTCCAGAGGTGAATCGCATTCACTCGGTTCTTTTCTTTCGCGCTTTCGGGATACGCATGCTTGTTTCGCTGCTGCTGAGAACGCGTCGCCCATCGCGCGTTACCCGGTCTGTAGTCTCCATCATTGTCGATGCGATCCACACTATGGTCCTTGCTCGGGCGCTTTCCGAGTTCCTCGAACCATTCATCGAACGATACGAATCGGAACTTGATTCCACGTCGGTACGCATAGCATTTCGAAAATCGGCAGCGCGCTCGCGCATTGTAGTACGCCCTACGCTCCGGGCTTGTCGCCTTGACTTTTCGCACGCTCCACCTCTATGAGTTTCTCGATATAGTGCTTGGCCTTTTCGAGATCCTGGATTCCGTTCTTGTTACGCCAGCGGAACAAGTACTTCGTCGCTTGGCCTTCGAAATATCCAAGCTCGAAGAGCACGACCATGTCCCAGTGCTGGAATGACGAACCCTGCGTGCGGTAGTGATCACCACCGACTTGCCGTGCATTGGCGCTAACTCCAGACTGCACCCCGAAAATCTCGATGCCCGTCATATCGATGATATCGATGCCGTTCTCTGTCCGGGCTCCGCTTCCGTATCCAGCGCGCAGCAGCTTCTTGGAAATCTCGTCGAACGTTTCCTTGCTGACCGGAAGACGCGAACAGGTGTGTGTGTGAGTCGACATATCCTACTCCTTGCTCCAAGTTTGTCGTCCAAATTTCCCATCGCGATGTTGCTTCTTAACTCGCCTACTCACCGCTTGTCTCCATTGCGGTGTACATCGTTTCTTCGCAGCGATACTCATGTTACGACGCGCTTGCTGCGAGTGTTTCCTGCGATTCTTTAGCTGTTGGCGCTGCGTCGCCCATCGCACATTGCACGGTTCGTAATGCCCATCGTTATCTATGCGATCAACAGAATGAAATCGCGATGGTCGTTTTCCGAGCACGTGAAGCCATTGTTCGAACGACGTGAATAGGAATTTGATGCCGTGTTTCTTGTATGCAGGATAGTCGCATCGATAAATCGCATTCCAGTATGCTCGATACTCTGGAGTCTTCTGTCGCGGCGCGATGTACTTAGTCTTGTTCACGAGGCACGAATCTCTGCTTGGGTCGTCCTGTTCCGAGCTGAGTTCTTTTCCACTTGCTGAACTCACACAGACAGTTCTGCAGATCTTGTGCGTGCATCGGCGGCATCCCGGCATGCCGGATCTGCGGACGCATCAAGATTCGTAGCTCAGTCAGTGCACGTCGCCACTCTGACTCGCGCCATCGAGTCGTGGGATCCATCGCCATCACATAGCTCATCCCGCGGCGACTCCCCGATCCACTAGCCGCGAAGGTCCACCAATCCACCGCTTGATCGAGTGGTGCGACATACTTGATATCGGCAATCACCTGTGCGGACATGAAGGATCCCATGTCTTGCTCATCGGACAACCGATTGTGGAACGCGCGCAGTGTTTCCGCATGGCGTGGCATGATCTTGACTCGGCGAGCCCAGAGCGGATCAAGCACGCGATCAGCTAGATAATCCGCCTTGGGCCGGGACTCTCCACAGTGGATCATGTACGCGCCGCTGAATGTCTTCAGTCCTGCATCGCGCCGTGCGTGCATGACTCGGAGAAACTGGTTCTTGTTCCAGCGTCCTGGAAGCGAGAACTCGGCCAGCGTCTCCGGATTGTTGATCAGCCGCGCCACCACCATCGCGAACCACAGATGCGGATCATCCTTGTGCGGTTCTCTCCAGTGCTGCGCGATCCATCGTGTTGTCCGATCGAGTTCGCGATACACGTTACAGAAACGATAGGCCGCGAGGATGGGATCGCTCGTCCACGGGCCCCGATGTCCGGCTTGTCGCCGTTCCCAGATGCGGTAGCGCTCGACCACGAACGCCACGAACTGTTCGAAGTGCGGAAAGGCGATCAACTGTTTCATGCCGTCTCGCTCCGAGCGATTGCCTGCACATAGCTGGCGCGATTGTCTTCGATCTCCGCGAGCCGTGCCGCTTTCCGCTGCGCCGCGCGGGTCGCTGCACCTTTCCGGCCGATCTCCGCCATGTGTGCGCGATTCTTCGACACGACGCGTCCACCTTTCCGTCCTGCCGTGACGGCTTCTTCCGTCGTGAACTCGTGCGCCGTCCCCTTCGCGTGCGCGGCCCGACCGCCTTTGCTGGCGATCTTCTGATGCGCGTCCTTCGTGATCCGATGAAATCCATGCTTCATGATACGGGTCCTTGTTAGGGGTGAGGGAGCGGAGTCGCACCGCGCATGCGCGCGACCATGTATACAATCAGGAGCACAACGTACACGAACACGATACACCGAACGATACGATGCATGCGATAGGGATCACGGATGCGCGTCATGGTCGCACGATCATGAAGATACGCTGCACGAAATCGATCGCCAACGGGAGTAACATCGCATGCGCGCAATGCGTACACTGTCCGATCTTCGGCATCGGCGACGGCGAATAGTCCGTCCGCCGTGCGTACACGGTGCCGCATCCCGAACAGACATACAGATGCACTTCTTCTGGGGTCATGATCCACGCTCCGGAGGTGTCCGACGTCGCCCCTGCGCCGACGGAGGTAACGTTCCCTCCAGCCGACGCAGCTTGCGGATGAGCGCCGACTTGGCGCGCACATACTCAGGCATTGTCTCCGAGTCGCGGGCCAGCGCGCGGACCGATCGCTCGAACCGCAAGAGCACGCTCTGCGTCCCGAGCGAGACGTGCTTGAGCCCGATGTTCCGTCGGGACACGGGCAGGTTGTTCATGTTCATAGCCCATCATCATCCAGGAAGATTTTCCGATACCGCGTCATGAACGCGAGCTTGGCCAGATCCGGTGGCATCGGATGCGTCCAGTGTCCGTTGCTGATCAGCAACTGCTGCGCGACTCCAAGATCTGGGAGCGGCGTGTCGTCCTGCTGACGCGATCGCAGTTGAATGGTCGCCGGCATCAGCAACTGCGCTTCGAGCTTGATGATCTGGTCATCGTAGTGTTTCAGCTCGGGCGGCACGGGCCACGGCAGATTGAACTTGTCCGCGATCGCATGCAGCACGCGCTCTTCGATCGCCTTGAATTCCGGGAGCATCCACTTGAGTGACCGGGTCATGTCGCCGACATAGGCCTCGGCGGCATCGTGGAGCAGTCCCCACGGTCGAAGGTCAAACGGCACGATCCGCGACACGAGAATACTGTGCTGCGCAACGCTGAAGAACGACCGACAGGCGCCATTCCAGTGGCAGATATTCGACAGGTGATGGGCGATGTCTTCGAGATCCACCATCTCCCATGATGGATTGGTGAAGTACATCCGTCGTCCACTGACCGTGGTCAGGAACGGACCAACCTGGCGCATCGCCGTGTACGCGATCGGACTGATGTCGCAATTCGCCGGAGTGCACTCCATCGTGTGCTCGTGCTCATGATCCCATTCAGGCATCGGAAAGAAGGTGAGAAGGTGAATGATAGTTCAGGAACCCAATCGGCTCCGGGCGGAAATTAGGCAGTAGTGGCTTCGTATCGCCGAACGCATAATCGCACATCCGCGCAATCATTTCAGCTCGCGTGCCCGGAAGGATCAGTGCGAGCACCAAACAGCGGCAGTTGAATTCTTTCATCGAGTGTCTACGCTCGCAGAGATGATTCGCATTTCGTCGATCACGCGGACCGAACCTTCCTGGTGTTCCTTGATCACGAGACCGTGCACGCCAACCGACAGAAAGTTGGTGAGCGCGGCTTTGTAGGCTTCGCCCGTGATGAACTCGTCCGGACCCATGCGATAGAGTTCGTGGTCGACGAGCGAATCCCGATGATGTTCCACCATCTGCTTCGCTTCCGTGTCGGCGCGCTCGTCTGGAATCCGTGGTGTATCTGGAGTCGGTTGATCTGCGGTCATGATCGTGTGCCAGAAGGTGTACGAACAACGGATACGAAGCAGATTAGACATCGGTGTCCTGCGTGAATGACTACCCTTCGATCAGCCGGATGACCCAGAAGTCTTCCGCGAGATCCGGGCTGAGCACGTAGTCCCACGGCAGCGTGAAGTAGCCCTTGTCGCCCCAGTCCTTTCCCCACGAGTTCCGCACTTCCACGCGATCGGCCGAATAGCCGACGAGCAGAATGGCGTGTCCGCCTTGCAACTGCTCCGTCGGTGCAGGGAGTGGGACCGTGCCCGTGGTCGCGACCGCATCGCTTTCAAACGAGTCGAACACGCTGATGCCCGTGATGATCGGATGTCCGGCCGCGAGTGCCTGTTGAATAGCCATCCGGGTCTGGCGCACGCGCGCGTATTCCAGCGCCTGATGCTGAATGGCCGCGGAGTCATACTTCTGATCCGGCGCATCGCGGAATCGCTGCGGAATGTACGGCCAGAACTGCTCTGGGGCGACTCCTTCCTGCGCGACGACCGTGATTGCATCGCGCACCATGCAGCCCGCGTCGGATCCGATGGTCCCTTCGATCTTGCGCGCGCCGTAGTAGATGGCGAGGCGTGACGGGGTGAAGTTCGGCAGATGCTGCTTCCGGAGCAGATACTGCATCGCGGCGGCGGTCGCATTGCCGACACACGATCCGAGCTCGCCCTGATCGTAGATCGGGAACTGGAACGGACTCGAATGTTGCAGGTGCACTTCTTCCGGCGGGGTCGCCGCCAGTTCGTGCGGCGCGAGTTGCAACACGTGATCCCGATGATCCGGCAGATCGGGGATGTAGCCGTAGTAGTGATTGTCACGCGGTTGAATCGCGGTCATGATGGATTCCTGGAGTTGTGCACGGAGTCGCGCCTCGTCCGTGATGGGATGAATGGTGATTTCGTGCTGGCCCACGTGCGCGTAGATAACTTCACCAGCGCCGTGACAGAGCGTGCAGAATGCCACGAGCGGCGAGCGATCCAGGCACGAGGGGCACAGCACACGTTCGACATGATGCAGCTTCACAGCGTGGGAGCGGTGGACGGTGAAGGGGCGGGGAACAGGGAAGGCCGATGCCGATTGGCTTCCTGCCGATGTGCGAACGAGCGATTGAGCCACTGTTCGCCGGCGGTACACCAGTCGATCGTGTAGCCGTAGCGCTCCAGCATCGCGGTGTTGAGATCAGACAGCAGCCCGATGGCACTCGGCGTGTCGCCGCGCTGATGCACGAGAAACGCGACGCACATGGGAATGACGACGTGTGGGAAGAACTGATTGCCGTACAGGTTCTCTTCGATCAGATACTGTCGTCCGCGCGCGTACACCGGAAAGAGCGGAAACTCCGCCATGCTCGCAATCTGGCTGACGGTGCGCGTCAGCTCGGCGTCGAACAGATCGGGCATGGTGACCAGCGGATAAGGACGAATCGGCGCGATGGTGAGGTCGTACGGATTCTGGAACAGGAGATCGTCATCTGTCCAGTCCATGTCAGACGGATCAACCAATCCGTCGGTGGCAAAGTTGATGTCCGGATCCAGTGGCCAGAACGTGCTCCACCGATAGGGCTGCGTCTGATACGCATGGAAGTCGCCGCTGATCTGCCAGTAGCGACCGACCGAACACCCGATGCGCGCGGCGAGGTATTCCTGGAGCACGGAGAACTGCACGGCGTTTGCCCCGTAGCAGCCCCAGATTGCATCGTTGCTGCGACAGTACACGTGCAGATCCAGCGCGCCGTTCGTGATCCGCAGCTTGATCAGGTCGTTGCACGGAATGTCCTTACTGGCGATGCCGAGGTCGAGTGCGGGATCCCACATGCCGATGACCACGCGGCGATCGGCCGAATTCTGTTTCAGCATCCGCACCGCGACATCAAGCTGATCGAGTTCGGGAGTGCGTCCGCTGGGATCTCGATGGTTGGGCAAGGCCCATCGCCGCCACCGATGCCCGTAGGCGCCGTGGAACGTCATACCGTCGTCGCTGAACTCCGCCATGCGCGGAATGAACTGCGTGAGCGTGCGCGTGTCATTCCGCCCGTTGAGCATCCACAGGCTCTCGATCAGATGGAAGAACGGATTGGCGTTCCGCTGCGCGGAGAACAGCACTCGCTCGGTCGGATGATCGTACACGGTCGTGACGGGATCATCGACGCGCAACACATCACCGTTCCGGGACGGCGACAGTTGCCCTTCGGCGTAGAGGAGACGCAGTCCTCTTCGATACGCGTCGTTGACATTGCGTGCTGCGATGACGTGCATGGTGTTCAGGCTCCAGTCCGTGAGGGTAGACCATCGTCTTCATCGTCGAACAGATCATCGAAGATGCCGTCTGCTGCTTCTTCGTCTTCCGGTGGATCTGCTTCCTCTCGCATCAGCTGATCTTCAAGCAGATCGAGATCGTCTGCGATCAGGCCCTCGTCGTCCTCTTCCGGCTCACGTTTCTGCGACATGGCTCACCTTGGGCGCGGGAATCCAACTGATGAGGCGCTCCCAGAGCACCGCTTCATCTGGGCGCACCCAGAACCACGAGCAACTCAGCGCGCTCGGTGGGTACACGCACTCGACGACGCCGGAGCGCCTCCGTCGCGTGACGGCGTCGTAGAATACGACCAGATCTCCTGGACGTGCGTTCTTCCGGAAGAACAGGACGAGTCGTGCGTGGCGACGATCCTGAAACCGGATCCACGCGACTGCGGCGATGATCCAGAGCACCAGCACGCCGCTGAAGGCGATGATCAGTCGCATGCGACTAGCGTTCCCGTGGTGCGGCGTGCGGCGCGACCGATGGCATGGGTCCACCGGTCTTGATGGACAACTGCGCGGACGGTTTGCGCGGTGCTTTGTTCGGGACGATGACTTCCAACTGCTCGACGTCGAACGTGTCCGCGGACCGCATGAGTCCTTTCTCGTCGACGGTCGGTTGCACCGTGGCGCGCTGACACGCATTGAACCACTCGGTCAGCGACACGACAATGCCGGTAAAGCCGGTGACGCTGTCCTTGACTTCATCACCGAGGCTGACGGGAAACGTGATGGTGGATTGCATGGTCCTCACTCGAAGTGTGAATGATTCGATGGCCGCGGAGATGCGCCACCGTCCTGCCCAAATTCTTCTAACGTGCGCGTGTCTGTTTCGGGCAGCGCGCACCAGCGTTCAAAGACTGCATCGTCCGTGATGTTCAAGGGCTCTCGCGGCGGGAGTCCGAGTGCTTCGCGGAGTACGCTCGGTGCAAATCGGTGCAGTCCGTTCAACGACATCCGCAAGACTCCCGTCTCGATTGGTGGTGGCGGTGGCCGATAGCCCATGATCAGCGTTCCGTCTTCGTTCCGTAGAATCGTTCGGCCGCTGCACGCTCCCGGGCGGGATACAACGTCCGCAGATCCCGGACGCGTGGCGGCGGGAGTGGCGTGTCGGGAAAGACGGCCTGATACAGCGCGCTGCACCATTTCCACTCGAGCGCGATGATCTGCTGGACGAGGAGTCGCTTGCGGATGGTCTGCTGGCGCGCGACCGTATTCCGCTCCGGATGCGCGATCCCCGGCCGTTTGCGAATGGCGTAGTATTTCGCGACGAGTCGGGCATGCCGACTGAAGGTCGTATGATCGAGCGGATCTCCCTCGGGGACTGGGGCCATGTAGAGATCCGGATGCTGCGTCGCATCCGCGCACCGTTGCAGCAATTCGCGTTCGACGACGCGGAGTCGCGCATCGACGGTCCAGCGACGGGCCCGCCGTTTCCGATCCGCGCTGGCGCGCTGCGGCGACCAGTGCCGTCGTCGGAGACAGTGCGCGTGGATCTGGAGGAGATTCCGCCATTGCGCGACGAGCGCGATGACGGCACGGTCGGTGACGAGAGATTCGGGCAGGACGATGGACATCGGGATTGCGGAGGGACGATTCGGGGAAACGACAACGCTCCGTCGCGGTGGTCTGCGATTCGGAGCGTGGTGGTGGGGCGGCCTCCTATTATATACTTGGGGCGCAGCAGGCGCAAGCGGACCGTAAGTGCTTGTGTGGCAAGGGGTTACACCCCGCGCAGGGATACTCGGCCCGTAGCAGGGTTCCGGTACGGACCGATTTCGTGGGTGGAGGTGATCGCGTATAGTAGATTACACATAGAATGGGTCCGTGCTCGTGGTCGGTAGGTAGCAGGATTCTCCGGTACGGACCTCCGACGGACTGACTGAATCCGATAGGATGAAATGGAAAATCGGCCCCGTATATAACTGGACCGTTTCATGGGGGAACCGCGTAGCAATGATATGCGGTACGGGGCCGAAATTCGGACGGCGCGGTAAAGTGCCCTATATACCCTATTTTCTTGCTACTCTTTAGAATGAAATCTGCACACCCTTAAACCTGCCCCGTGCTTGCTAGGTAGCAGAAAAACAGGGTACATGGGAGAGTCCTCGCCGGGGCCAAAAAGCGGCCCTTTTCGTAGTAGAACACTAACGATCAGTCGACGAGCGTGCGATTCTGCCATGCAGCATTGGGAGGGATGGAATGATGTACTCGCGTCTGGTACTTCCATGGGGGAAGGTTGCGGAAGTGCGGTTCCTGGACTAGCTTGAGCCCCGGCGCCCAGAGTGCCACGGAACCCCGGTCCAGAATAACGGAGGACGGCATGAGCAGTCGGAAGGACCCGAGCACAACGCGACGGAAGACCACGCGATCTCCGAAAGGGACCACGCGGTCTGCCGAGACGTTGTATGCGGGATTCCGACTCTGGACGAGTGACTCGTCTCCCCAGTGGCACGGCGTGAAGAAGATGCGCTACGTCTTCTGGCGGATGATCGCGGGACTCACGGTGACCGATGCCCTCGCGGAGATCCACTGGCATCCGGTGGAATTCTGGACGCTGGTGGATCTCGAGCGTCATGCCCCGTTCTGGCAGGAATACAAGTATGCGCGGAGTTTGCAAGCCCGCGCGATCAGTGACGGGATTGTCGCGATTGCCGAAGGACGTGATCGAGTCTCGCGCGTGGCGAATCGGAATCTGCGCCGGATCATCCGGAAGTCTGTGCGGCGCCTACACAAACGGTCATCGCGATCAACCATCCTCACGGCGCAACTGGCCGATGCGGTGACCATGCAGCAGCGGGATGTCCTCGCGCGGAATAAGCTCCAGATCGTCGCGGCACAGTGGATTGCCAAGACGGCGAATCCCGCCGAGTTCGGGGACCGCTCCACCGTAGGACTCGAGACTCCGCCGGGACCGAATGGGCACGCCACCGCGATCCACGTGCAGTTTGTCGCGCCTGACGGCAGCGTGGTGCAGCCATGATCACGATTCCGGTGCAGTACTCGTGCGTGCTGTGTGGAGTCAAGGACTATACGATCCAGGTGCCTGCACGCGCCGAAGCGGATGATCTGATCATCTGGATGCAGGCCACCATCGCGCTCATCGCCCAAGATCATCGCGCGACACATCCGGACTGTCTATCCGCCACCTTGCAGGATTTGAAGATTCCGATTGACGGCGCAGAGTGGGTGGGAGGTCCTCCCGTCCAATGACGACTCGCCAGAAGACTCAGCGGACGATTCGTCGTCGGCGCTCCGGCCGTCAGGACCCGATGGCCTACGCCCCAGTCCCGACGAACACCGAAGTCGCGAACACGGCACTCGCCAAGATCGTGCAGTTGCCGTCGTACGCGACGCATCTCTGGGAACCGTATCGCTACAAGATTCTCTGGGGTGGACGCGGCGGGGCACGCTCGTGGACGATTGCGCGCGTGCTCTTGCTCAAAGCCGCGCAGCAGAAACTGCGGATCCTCTGCGCACGCGAGATTCAAAGCTCGATCCGTGACTCGGTGCATCAACTGCTCCGGGACCAGATCGATCTCATGGAGTTGCCCGGCTTCACGGTCACGGATCGCGAGATTCGCCACGCCAACGGCAGCATCTTCCTCTTCAAAGGACTCTACCATAACACCACGTCGGTCAAGTCGTTTGAAGGGGTGCACATTGTCTGGGTGGAAGAAGCGGAGCGCATCTCCAAGGAATCGTGGTCCACGCTCATTCCCACGATTCGGAAGACGGGATCAGAGATCTGGGTGTCGTTCAATCCCGACCAGGAAGAGGACGCCACCTACCAGCGGTTCATTCTGCATCCGCCGAAGTCGTGCTGGCAGCAGAAGGTCAATGCCGACGACAATCCGTGGCTGTCACAGGAACTCCGCGATGAACGCGACTATGCGTATGCGACCGACCCCGAATCCGCCGACCACGTGTGGGGCGGCAACATTCGGCGCATCAGTGATGCACAGATTCTGCGCGGCAAGTGGCGGATCGAAGAGTTCACGGTGCCCACGGACGAACATGGAGATGCGACGTGGGAGGGTCCGTATCAAGGACAGGACTTCGGCTTCGCGAATGATCCCTCAGCAGCGGTCCGGCTCTGGGTCCATAACGAGGTGCTGTATGTCGAGCACGAAATGTGGAAGCTGCATCTCGAGATCGACGACACGGCGACCCAGTGCGCGATGGACATTCCGGGCTTCGGCGAGTACATCTCGCGTGCGGACTCGGCGCGACCAGACAGCATCAGCTATCTCAAGCGCCACGGTATTCCGCGCATCAAACCCGCACACAAGCACGCGGGCAGTATCAAGGACGGTATCGCGCATCTGCGCAGCTATCGGGAGATCGTCGTCCATCCGCGCTGCAAGCACTTCATCGACGAGTGCAAGCTGTATGCGTACAAGGTGGACAAGCGCACCGGCGACGTCCTCCCGGTTCCGGTCGATCGGCACAATCACTTGATGGACTCCGCGCGCTACGCCCTGGATCCGCTGATTCAGACCAAACGCAAGGCCGGATTCATCTTCGCCAACGGCGAGCGCATCCCGACCTGTCCCACGTGCGAGTCCATGCTGCCGGACGATGGGGAGTGTCCGCACTGTGGCGCAATCGTGGACATGGACACCGGAAAGCTGATCGATCCTGCCGACGTGGTCCACCTCGTGGACGAGGGGCCTGCACCGCAAGAGACCGACCTGACTGATATCGTCGCACCGCTGCACGCGGTTGCCAACGGCAATGGGAACGGAACGCACAACAGCAATGGACATCATCACGGCAACGGACGTCGGAGTCTGCTGCGAGGGATCAATGACTAACACCGAGAGGACGGCATGGCGTTGATTCCGCGACTGTTCGGTCGAGCATCGACTGCACCAGTCCCCGCGATCATCGAGCCAAAGCGGCTCATTCCGGAACACGACGTGAAGGACCTTGTCGTGCCGGAAGGAAAGAGTTCGTCCGTTGGTCTGCTGCCGCAAGGCGCCTACGGAATGAACTATGCGTTCTTCAGCCCGGACGGCGGACAGACGATTCTGGATGTCTCGGATGGGCCGACCGTCATCGCTTTCATCGCCTACTGGTACATCGCCACGCGCTGGCGCGCACAGAAGATTGCCGAGCCACCGCTCATGGTCGTCGAGGAAGATCAGGACTCGGGCGATGAACAGTGGCTGCCGGATCATGAATTGGTGCCGATCCTGGAGGAACCCTCGCCCGACTACGACATGGGCGAGCTACTCGAGTCGACGTCGCACTATCTCGACAACACCGGCTACGCACTCTGGGTGTTGGACAAGGATCGAGCGGGTCGCATCGCCCGTATCACCCCATTCAGTCGGCACGAATTCGAGCCGGTCTCCGACGGCACGCGCCTCTATGCGTCGTTCCAGGTGCGGACCTCCACCGGCAGCCAGGAGTTCCCGGCAGAGACGTGTTGCTTCTTCCGCGATGCGCAGAGTCTGATCCGCTGGGGGAAGGGCAAGTCGCGGCTCGACATCGCGATGTCTTGGTTGAAGCTCGGCGCCAAAGCACAGGCCACCATCTTCGATCTGCTATCCAATTCCGTGTGGCCAAGTGCCGTGGTCATGCCGGACAAGGATTGGGATCCCGACCCGAAGGTGTTCGCCGAATACAAGCAGGATCTCGAAGGGTACGCACGGCAAGGGCGGAAGGGTCGTCCCTTCGTCGCGCTCGGTGGTGGATCCTTCCAGGCGCTGGCCGCGAACATCAAGGACCTGGTGCCCGATGAGGTGCTCGGTCGCGTGGAGTCCATTGTCGCGGCAGTCAGTGGCGTACCTGCCATCGTGCTTCAGTTCCAGATCGGTCTCGAGAACTCGCCGTGGTCGCAAATGGAAGAGGCGCGCAAGATGGCGTACGACGACTGCGTGCAGCCCGCGTGGAAGAAGATCGAACGCGTGATCACGCGACAGATGCTGCGTCCGGTGGACGAGGACCCGACACACTTCGTTCGGTTCGATGCGACACATGTTGCGGCACTCCAGGTCAATCGCTCTGAACAGGCGAACATCGCAGCGATCATGGGCCGTGCCGCCTCGGTCAATGAGCGCCGTGCGGTCATGGGCTTGGAACCGGCCACCCCTGATCAAGACCCGAACCAGCGCGCGGATGAAATCCCCGAACTGACTGCCCCGTCGTTCTTGGATATCGCAAAGGGGCTGAGTGGCAACAACGCCAGCGGCGGAGGAGGCAATGCGGATGGGAATTCAGAAGATGCCAACGCGAACAAAGATGGCGTACCGCAAAAAGATTCCGCGAACAAAGCGGCGCGGCAGAAGCTCGGACGGAAATTCCAGGCCGCTGTACTGCGTGACGCGTTCATCTCAGAAGCGATCCCCGTCTGGCAGGTTCACGCCCTCCTCCAGCTGAAGCGCGATCGGGACACCATCGCCGACATCGTGCGCACGGTGCTCGTGGATGCGAGCCACAAGTCCATCGAGAGCAAGGCACGCGGGAAGGACCGCGTCATGTCAGCGGTGAAACGCTACCTGAATGAGGAAGGGCGCGCGACTTGGACCAAGACCATGCAGCCGCTCTTCACGCAAGGCGCGCAGCGGAGCGGAGCGGTGGCCGCCGCGGACCTGAATGTCAACTATGGCCTGCTGCATCCCAACCTGCTCAAGTTCGCGCAGAAGCAGACTGGCAGTATGATCACCACGGTCAACAAGACCACGCAGTCCCTGATCTCCGACATCATTCAAGGAGGACTCGACGCCAACAAGAGCACGCGCGATATCGCCCAACTGATCAGCGACGCTACGGGATTCGACACGGATCGCGCACTTCTCATCGCGCGCACCGAGACGACGAAGGTGTTCAATGGTGGACCGGAAGAGTCACTGACCGCATTGGGTGAGGACACGGGCCAGCAGTTCACGAAGGAATGGTCCGGGGTCCTGGATGATCGGGAACGGCCCGAGCATGTGGCCATGGAGGGGGAGACGGTTCCCGTGGGCGAAGCGTTCAGCAATGGACTGCTCTATCCATCGGAACCGAACTGTCGGTGCGTCTTAATCTTCGACGAGGTATCTGTATGAAAACGAAACACGCACGCCACACGAAGTCACGAGTGCAGTCGCTCGTGCGCATCGTGGTGCCGATGCAGATCAAAGCTGCTGCGGACCCCGCGTCCCACACCTTTGAGGGACTCTCCGCGGTCATCGGCCAGATGGATCTCGGCAACGACATCCTCGAGCCGGGAGCGTTCAAGCGCACGCTGGCCGAGTGGAAGAGCGGCACCGATGCGATGCCGTTGCTCAACTCGCACAATCAGTACGACATCATGTCGGCGCTCGGGCAGGCGATCGACCTGAAGGAAATCAAGGAGGGACTCTGGTCGCAGTGGGAAGTGATCGATGGTCCGGAAGGGGACGCGGTCATGAACCGACTGCGCCCGAGCAAGACCACGGGGCGCGCGATCGTCGGCAAGATGTCGATCGGCTACTACCCGGTGAAGTGGGAAATCGAACAGCCCGAAGGGACAACCGGCTACTACGACCAGATCCGGCATCTCACGGAGGTGGAGTTGAAGGAGGTGTCACTGGTGTTGTTCCCGATGGCACCGGGTGCGGCAATCGACGCGACGACGGTCAAGAGCTTCTTGCTTTCCGCCGACGCGACCGATCCGCGCATGTTGGACCTCGTCACGAAGTCGCAGCTCCGTAAGCTCAGTTCGCGCATCGGCAATCTGCTCAAGAAGCAGGATGCCCCTCCGGCGAACAGCGGCGACTCAGACGAGGAAGTCGATGACGATGTAGAAGCACTCGAGCCGAATACGCCGCCGACTCCGCCCTCGGGCGCAGGTTCGGAGACGGTCGACCCGGAGGATTCTGCAGACGACACCGACGAAGATGACTCGGACGATGCGGCCGATGGAGGCGCCAGCGGTGACGTACCGGACGAGCAGAAGTCCACGGTGTATCCGTTCCAGGAAGCCTTGCAGCAGCGACTGCAGAAGCTCAAGGTGCACAATCTGGTCAGCGAGATCAATCAGCCGAAATCCTGACCCACGTCACGTAGTCCACACGAGGAATCATTCATGTTTCGACGGAAGCACGAGAGCGTCGTCCTCCGGAAGTTCAACGGGCGGTTCGACGCAGTCATGGCGAATGGCGACACGATCAACGGCGGCTATGGCATGGCCAGCAGCGGATCCTCGCTATCGTTCTTCATTCTGGTCGGCTTCGCGCTGGTCTGCCTCATTGCGTTGGTCTTCGCGATGCTCGGGCATCCCATCGCGCTGGACCCGACGCACAGCATGGCCTTCGCCGGCATCACGGGCGGAGCCGTTGCGCGCAAGAGCGGCACGGAGCAGAAGAAGCCTGCCAAGATTCGCGAGATGGAAGCGAACCTGAAGTCGCTGGCGAAGGAACTCGAGACCGGTCAGTCCGAGATGGCAGCGGGCCCGATCTCGGCCGAACGCGGTGAGGAGCTCGAGCAGAAGGCGCACGAGATGGAAGAGCTCCAGGATCACATCGATCGCTACAACAAGATCGCCGGCATCGTCTCCTCGTCCAAGCAGGTTGACAAGGTGACGCTTCCGGGCGAGGACGGCACCAACACGAAGACGATCTACACGACGCCGGGGCACCTGTTCATCGCCTCCAAGTCGTTCGATCACTATCGGCAGCAGGGGAAGCAGGGCTGGTCGGCGAAGGTAGACATCGGTCGTCGGTTCGGTAAGAAGGTGCGGATGACGGGCGAAGCGGCGGCGGAATTCGAACGGAAGGCGTTCGATCCTTCAACGCTGTCTGACCTTGGCACCGACGCGGTGATCTACGTGGATCGCGATCCCGAGATTGTCCGCTACCAGGAGCCGGAAATTCTCACGATCCGCGACGTGCTGAACGTGGTGCCCACGCAGAGCGACGCAATCAAGTTCGTGCGTCACACGGCGACCACGCGCGGTGCAGCGACACAGGCCACGCGCGGCGGGCTGAAGAACTACCTGAAGCTCGCATTCGAAGCCGACACCGTGTCGGTCGAGACGATCGCCGTGCTGAGCAAGGTCACCGAGCAGGATGTCGATGACGCGCCTCGGCTCGTCGGCTACATCAACGGCGAAATGACGCTCGACGTGCGCGTCGAAGAGGAGCGTCAGCTCACGTGGGGCGACGGCAGCAACGGATCGCTGAAGGGTCTCTTCAACGTGGATCAGGGCATGGACGAATTCGATCGCGCGGCGGCGGGTGACACCGTCATCGACACGATCCGCAAGATGCGCACGGATCTCCGCAAGCGTCGCGTGTCCCCGAACTTCGTGGCGATCGATCCGCTCGACTGGGAAGAGATCGAACTCGCGAAGGGTACGACCGAGCAGTACATCTGGGGTCTGGTCACGGATCTGCGTGGTCCGCGCATCTGGAGCCTTCGCGTCGTCGAGTCCGACGCCATGACCAACCTGGTCACTGGCGAGCGTCGTGTGCTCGTGGGCGACGGAGTCCGTGGTGCTACGCTGTACGATCGCTCGCAGATCCAGCTGGCGATCGGGTACGTGGACGACGACTTCGCTCGTAATCTGCGCACGCTGCGCGCGGAAGAGCGTCTCGCCCTCGCGGTGAAGCGTCCCTTCGCGTTCGAGTACGCGGTGACGGCGGAAGCCGGATCCTGAACGCGGTAGTCTGAAGGAGTGAGTGATGGCCTGAGGATGGCGGTGCACGCTCGGCCGCCATCCTTCACCCGCAACAACGGAATACCATCGATGCACACCAACAAAGGATTGAAAAATCGCGCGTCTCCCATCACGCGACTCGTTGCGGTCACAGCGGCTGCACTCTATGCGAGTGCGGTCATTGGTCCGGACGGTGGAGAACTGCATCTGCCGGGAGCAGGACTGCGGATCAGCATTCCGCACGGTGCACTGGCTGAGCCGACGACGATCAGTGTGTCGGCACATCAGGACGTGTACGGATTCTCGGTTTCCATGCCGACCGGCACGACGCTGGCCAAGCGTGCGCGGGTCGAGCAGCACATCACCGAGCACTCCGCGATCAACGAGTTGGTGTTCGGTCACATCGCTGATGACGGCACGTGCGATGCGTACTACGCCGCGCGGAACGAACATGGCTGTGCGGTCGCCTATGTCAGCAGCTTCAGCGGCTACCTGCTGGCCAGCGGCGCGCAGGAAGGAATGGCGTGCGACCCGACGGTGATCACCGATGGGACGTGCGTGTGGGTGGACGACGGAGGACCGGAAGATCCGCGGTAGGTTCGGGAGATCGACGGTCACGGATTCACTTTCGGTGGGAGGTTCGCATGAAGTACCTGGACGCGCGGAAAGCCGGAGGCAAGCCAGTCACGCCATCGGTGCGCGAGCAGAACAAGATGCAGTCCGGATCACGGCTCGATCAGCGCGATCCGGAATCGCTGATCAGTTCCTTCTCCCGCGCACGCACGCGCGAGGAGAACAAGGCGACACAGCACACGCAGCCGACGACCAAGCCACACATCGTGCAGATGGCCGAGCGACTCGGTGTCGATCTCGCTACGGTGCAGGGCTCGGGCACGCACGGCGAAATTCTCATGAAGGACGTGAAGGCAGCGCATGAAGATGCGCTGGAGCAGCAGCGGGCGAAGGACGAGTCGCACGACGAGTCAACCGACGAAGAGTAGCGCACGTGGCCTTCGGTGAGGATCTGCGCATGATCGTTTCATTGGATGAGTTGAAGCGTGTGATTGGTATCGCGCTGACCGACACGTCAGAGGATGACAACCTCACTCGGCTGATCACGGCCAAGACCGTCGCGGTGCAAGGGATGACGCACCGTCGATTCGATTCGCCGGAGCTGACCACGGAGTACCAGCAAGGGCCTGGGACCGACACCCTCTTTCTCGCTGGATACGTGGATGACTCGGCAGACGATAATCCAAGCGAGACGACCGACTTCACCGTGGTCCACGTGTGGCGTCGGCCCATTGCGGAAAAGTTCCGGGACTGGGAAGAACTGGTGGAAGGGGAGGACTGGGAACGCCGTGGGTCGACGTTGCTGTTCTTGCGCGCGTGGGGGCGGTGGGAGCGCCACGACGAATTCAAGATCACGTACTTCGACGGATTTGTTGACGCACCAGAAGACATCAAGGAAGTCATCATCGAGATGGCACTCAATCAGTACATGCTCGACGTTTCGACCAGCGCCGGCGAGCAGGGACTCAGCAGCGAAACACTCGGGGACTTCAGTTGGTCGAAGGATCTGAGCGCAGTCAGCACGGGAACGGGCGCGTTGAGTGACGTGTCCACGAAGACTATCAAGCGGTATAAGCGGCAACTCGTCTAATGCGTCCATCGGTGAGTCGCTGGTTCGACAGCCAGATTCGCATCTGGCGACCCACGACCGTGAAGGATTCGGTCGGGGTCGAGGAACGGACGTATGTGTCGATCGCCACGGTAGGCTGTCGCATCAATCGGTCGGTGACTGCCGATGTCCCGGATTCGGGCGGACAGGCTCCAGACGGAACGGTGCGGTGGTATGGCCTACCGACGATCGACGTGAAAGTGCGGGACGTGTGCGAAGTGATCAGTGGTCCAGACGCGGGGCACACGTGGGAAGTGAACCAGATTCCCGTGCGACCAGCGGGACATCACACGCAAGTCGATTGCGTGGACTGGCATGGTCGCCTCATCTCACACGGAACCGGAGGACTGAATCCAGTTGCCGCGCTCAGCGGACTGGCCAAGACCATCTTGCAGAAGTTGCGTTTGGTCCCAAGCACAGATCTGGATGGTATCGCCTCAGTGGTCAATCCGGCTGAACCGGCCGAACAATTTATCAATCTGACATTACATCCAACGACCGACGCGCACGGTGTCGGAGTCTCACAGCAGCCAACTGATCTGCTTCGCCTCGCGATCGGGGATGCCAACATTGCTGGATTGTGGACTGGTCATAAGAACGTGACGAAGGACGGCGGAGGAGTTGTGTCTGCATGGGCGGATGTACGCGGTGGAGCATTCGTTGCGACATTCGCTCAGGCAACTGCAGGAAAACGTCCTGTGTGGAGCATAGGCGGTGACGGTGTGGAAATCGTGACATTCGATGGTGTGGACGACAGCATGCTCGCGGCGGTGGGCGGCTTGGCGTATATCGGCGCGACGACACTTGCGATTATTGCGAAGCCAAAGTCCTCTACTGCGCTGACGCAATTCGCAGAAATCGAACCGAGCGGTGTCACATCCACTCCAGCCTATATGGCCATTGGCGTCAGTACTTCTGGAGGATTTCTTGCATCTACGGAATTTCGTGCAGGTTCGGTCAATTCCACCGTCCTTGCTTCTGTTGCATCTCGTCGATTAATGATTCTCACACAGACAGCGAATACATCTGACGTGACGACATTTCAGGTTCCCAATAAGGTGTCAGGAACGATTTCAGGTAGCGCGCAAAATTTCGGGTGGGCGCAATGCAGAATTGGATGCCAGTTCTTTACGAGTAGTGGAGGAACAGAATTGCGCTTCGGAGCGATGGATCTCGTCGCAGTCATTATCTTGAAGCGCGTTGCGACTGCTGGTGATGTGACAGCGTTGAAGAATTTCGCAGCAGCACTCAATTACGTTCCGGCCTAATAGGAGCTTGTCATGGCGAAATCGGTTCAGTACGACAACTACATTCGCAACCTGAAAGCTCAGGCGGTGCTGACGGCGCTTGCGGGTGGGAACATGAAGCTGTATGACGGTGCGATGCCGGCGAACGGACAGGCGCTTCCCGCAGGCACGCTGCTCGTGACGATCAACCTCACCACTCCGGCTGGTGTACTGCTAAATGGGGTGATCACCTTCACGGATCCTGGTGTCGCGCTTGGCGTGGCTGCATCGAACGCCAGTGTCGGCGCGCTGTTCACGGCAGGCGGTCAGCATGTCGCGAACTTCAACGTGGGCCCGACGAACAGCGACGGCTTCGCGTTGGAATTCGATTCGGTCAGCATCCTGGTCGGCGGTGAAGTGGACATGCAGAGCTTCTCTTGGACCGAGGCCGCGACGGAGTAGTTCGCGGAAGACACTTTCTGGAGGATTGCACTATGGACAGCAGCGTGTACGCACGGGTCAGCCGATTCACGATGCCGAAAGCCGCACTCAATCCGGCAGAACAGGCGGTCGTGGATGGCCTGATCTCGAAGCTCGCCCCGTATGTGTGGGTGTGGTATGAGGCGCACAAGGACACGAAGGTGACGAAGATCTTCGGCATCTACACGGTGACGATCGGTTCGTTCGGCATCGCGGCGTTGATCATCACGCAGATCTTCGGGTCGCAGCCTGCCACGGACTCGCTCTCGCGGCGCGTTCGGTAAGACGATGCTGCCTGCCTTCTGGACCCCGCTCCTCGGTCGCGAGCTCGACGCGACTCCGCTGCCCGATACTCGGGGACAGCGAGTTGTGGCGTGCCTCAACGTCTGGAACGATGCGGATGCACTCCGCCATTCGGTTCCGTCTTGGATCCATTCTGTGGATCACGTGATTGCCGTAGATGGCAGCTACGGCACGTTGGGGTGCACGATCTCGACCGACGGAACGCGGGAGTATCTGACAAATACATGTCCATCGATCCAGTGGATCGATCGTCCCGGTGTGGATCAGTGCGCAAAGCGGAATGCGTACCTCCAGGCCGGACGAGTAGGTGACTATCTGTTCATCGTCGATGCGGATGAGTCGGTGCAGTCTGCCGAAGCCTTGCGTCGGTTGCCCATGTGCGACATCGGCTGGGTCCGCATCCTCAGTCCGATGTACGCACGTCCCTACGGACAGCCGCGCGTGTTGCGCTGGCGTCCTGATCTCGAGTACCGCGGACGACATCACTGGATCTACGACGGGGACCGCCTGTTCTGCACGCATCAGTATGGCGGGCCAGGATACGCGCACCGTCCCGTGAATCTCACGCTGTCCAATGAGCGGAACGCACATCGGTCTGCGTCACGCTTGCAGGTCAAGTCCACGCATCTGGCGCAGCAGACCGCGACCGAACGGGTCGAGTCGGCGACACCGCGCACGATCATGTCCGACTCGCAGATCGGCGCGCGCGAGTGTTTGTGGATCTTGAACTATGCGTATCGCGATGACGGCTTGGCCCCGTCACGATTCCACACGGCGATCAATCGCACGACTCCGCATAGCTCCCTGTTCTTCAAGGCACGGCCGGGGCCCTTCAGCGTTCCACAGCAGTTCATGGCGAAGCCGGATCATGACAAGCTGCGTCAGGCAGCAGACTCATGCGACATCCTGCATCTGCACAGCACGACCGTCTTTCCCGCGCCACTCACGCGCCGTGCCCCGATGGTATTCCATCATCATGGATCACTGCTTCGCGCGAATGCGGATGCGCACACGAAAGACGCCATGCGACATCGCGCGCTGGTGCTGGTGTCGAACCTGGAATTGCTCTCCTGGACCGGGGATCATCCCGCGTTCTTTCTCCCGAACACGATGCCAGTCGCGCGCTACCGTGCGTTGGCCGAGCGCGTCGCAGACACGCAGTCCGCGGCGGATCGGCCCTTCCGCATCGCGCACTCACCGACGCACCAGCATCGGAAAGGGACGGAGGTGTTTCTGCGAGCGATGACCAACTGCGCGAAGCGCGGACTCCATGTGGAGCCAGTGCTCATCGAGAATCAGACACACGCCGCAACGCTGGCGCTGAAGGCGACATGCGATGCGGCGTTCGACAGCTTCTGGCTCGGCATCCAGTGCAGCGGATTGGAAGTGGCGGCGATGGGAAAGCCAGTGATTGCGGGCGATCCGATCGTGGCCGAACGCTATCGTGCGTACTTCGGTGCGGTGCCGTACACCTACGCGAACACGCTGGAAGAACTCGAAGCCGTGATTACGCGGTTGGTGACGGACGAACACTTCCTCGCTGAAGAAGCGGATCGGGTGAATGCCTACGTGATCGCGCATCATGGAGAAGCGGCAGTCGCACTCACCTATCTCGATTACCTGGACATGGCGTATCAGTGGCGGAAGACCCCGCGTCGGAAGACCGTGGTCAGCGCGCAGCCTCTCCACACGTTCAAGCGGGTGATGCGATGACCTTCGACGCATTGACCATCGTCACGTCCTGTGTGAACTACGGCAAGTACCTGACGGACTGGGCGAACACGATCGTCGCTCAGTCAGTTCGTCCAGGTCGGGTCTGCATCTTCACGCACGGCACCGTGATCGATCAGGAACAGGGGCACGCGGCGATGCTGCGGATCCTGGACGCGGGAATCTCGTGCTATCACGTGCACGACCCCAAGCGTCTGGACTTCGGCGCTGCACGCAATCGGGCGGTCGAACTGTCGGAGTCGTCCTGGGTCATGCATCTGGACGCGGACGACATGCTGCTCCCGAACGCGATTGCCGAACTGCATCGACTGGCGCCGAGCGCAGATGTCGTGCAGGCGGGCTATGAGCGCGTCGGGACTATCACCGGATTTAGCACGCGCAAGCGGCTGTATGCAGGCGCCGATGGACTCGACGCGCTGAACCTGTCGGCACTGGCCAGCGGGAACTCGATGTTCCGTCGGTCGTTCTGGGAGTTGTCACCCTATCGCACGGATCTACTCGGTGCCTGGGACACGGCGCTGTGGATTGGCTTCGCGCGACTTGGTGCACGATTCCGTCCGACGACCATCCCGATCTTCCAGTATCGGCAGCACGCCGATAGTATCTTCAATCAGCGGCGGTCGACGATGGGATGGACCCGCGTGCACACGTCGGCGATGCTCAAGAAGCTCCGCCGGAACTATCATGGCGTTGCCGTGATTGTTCCACGCGACTGCGGACGGGCGCGGTCGCCTGAACGTGATCGGAACTTCGCCTTCGTGCTGGATCACTACGCACGGTATCATCCCGAATGGCCGATCATCGAAGGAATTTGTCCGTCGACGACGTGGATCAAAGGATCAGCGATCAATCAGGCACTCGGGAGTTGCACGGCCGAGACGCTGATCATTGCCGATGCTGATGTGATCGTCGATCCGGATGCGTTGAACGCAGCAGTCGCGGCGGTGCAGTCTGGTACGGCGTGGGCAATGCCACATCGTCAGGTGCGTCGAGCCTCGGCGGCCGCGACGGCCGAACTCTGCGGAACACGGACCGAAGCCATTCGGCTTGATCCCAGCGATCTAGATCGTCCCGCCTATGAGGGTGCTCCCGGCGGGGGAATCGTCGCGGTCCCGCATGCGATGTACGACGCCATCGGTGGGATTCCGTACGTGTTCCGTGAATGGGGTTCAGAAGATCGGGCACTCGCGTTGCTCTGCGACACCTTGCTCGGTCCGTGTCTGCGCGGGTCGGCGGATCTCATTCACCTCTGGCATCCCGCACAGCCGCAGACGCGGACCAGTCAGCAGAACGTGCGCCTGCTCCAGAACCTTGGGCACATCGCGCGTCGCGGACCCGACTCATTGGTGCGCGCCGTGCACGCGATGCCGAGGCCTGTCGTGCAGTCTGTGCGGAAAGCAAAGAGCGTGGTCACACCGATCAATCATGCAATGGTCCGCGGGCGCATTGATCAACGACGGAGTGCACCATGAAGATCTCCGTGGTGTTCGGGCAATGGTTTGGACTGAGCGAGCTGACCGAAGACGAGCTCAAGAAACTCAAGCCAAAGGCGGAAGCAGCGGTGCTCAAGACGGCGCTGTACTTCGAAGGACGCGTGAAGAAAAAGCTGACCGGCATCCGGCATGGGCGCACCTATTGGATCGGGCGCGGGAAGCGGAAGCGTCCGCACATTGCGTCTGCTCCGGGCGAAGCACCAGCGGTGTTGACCGGCAAGTTGCGCCAGTCAATCACGCACTCGGATGTGCGATGGGAAGGCGACGATGCGGTGTCGGAAGTCGGGTCATCCGTGCCGTATGCGGCACGACTCGAGTTCGGCGGTGTGGATAGTCGTGGCATACGGATCCTGCCGCGTCCGTACTTTAGCGCGACATGGCTGGAGGAACAGGACAAGATGCAATCCATGCTCGACGAGGCGGTGAAAGGACGATGATGTGGGATGAAGTCATGTCGCGGATTGCGACCGAGATCGAAAACGATGCGACGATGACCCGCATCTTTCAAGGGCATTTCCGGCACGCGGGCACCAGTGAGATGCAGATCCCGGGCATCGAATACACGCTGCTCAGCGATACGGAGACCGAGCTCTGGGCACCGATGCTCGTGCAGTTTGATTTATGGACCGCGAAAGCGGCAGACTGTCGTGCAGGCGAACGGAAACTGCGTGGGATGTTCCAACAGAACAGAACCATTGAACTCGATGGCGTGACGATGTTTAGCGAGTACTCGGATGCCTCAGATCTCATGACGCCCGATCGCTCAGGGTTCGTCGGCCGAGGAGTACGGTTCACGTTTACACCCTTGCGGCAGCAATATGCGCTTCCGGCGCATTGATCGATAGATTGTAGGCGCGCGTCCACCTTTTGAGAGGAGTATGTTGGGTATGGCTACCAATTTCAATCTGGCCGATGTCTCTGCAATCGTCGCCTCCTTCGGGCGCGGAGTGGTGTTCCGCGCGTCGAAGTGGGTGCCGAGCTCCGGAGCACTGGTGATGTCGCAACTCGGCACGACCGAGGGTGATATCACAATCACGCCGAACGCGGCCACGGCAGGACTCACGATCCCAGAGCTCACCGGACCGGCCATGCACGACATGGACTATCTGGGCGAGAATCCGACGGTCGAGATTCCGTTGTATCTGGCGGATCCGGCACTCATCGCGCTCGTGTCTCCGTCCGGCAGCGCACACGCGGGTCGCTCCCGTCGGGGCCCCGTCGCCGAACACACGCTCGCCATCTTCCCCGAAGCGCTGTTCCTGGTGAACGATGATCAGGGCATCGTGCACGATCACACCGTCTCGTTCGATGGCGCTGGCGTGTGGGAATTCAACGGGGAAGCACTGGATGCGGAGAAGGCATCCCTGCTCGACGCATCGTTCTGGCTCTGGCGCTGCGTGTTCAATCGTCCTCCGCGTCGGTTCCGCGGCGGTGCGGGCGATGACAAGAAGAACATCGAGACCGTCTCCACGCAGGCGATGCACCATCCGGACCTACCCGAGGGACATCACATCTACACGACTGGCGATCCATTCCTCGCTGGCGTCGACCTGAACGGGATGTCGTGATGGGCGAATTCAAGTACGTCTCACCTGACGAGGTTGCCCGTCGCCATCGGCTCGCACAGTCGAAGGCTCAACCTCGTCAGCGCATGGAACCCGACCCACCACAGCAACGGAATGTCAAGCCGGTACTGTCGTTGGGGGACGTGCGCTACATTTCGTTCGGACGGCGCACCTACGCGATTCCGCCGGTGCCGTTCAAGCTCGGACAGCGAGTGCTCAACACACAAGTCACGGTGCTGGCACACGCGAAACAGGTGGCCAAGACCGGTGACAAGGAACCGACGCTCGCATACTATCGTGAACTCAGTCGGCTGGCCGGATTGCTCTGGCTGCATGTGCGTCCGGTCGGAATGATCCGTCGGTGGTGTTGGCGGCTTGGGCTGATGCGGAATCCATTCCGTCTCGCGTCGGAAGCGGAGATGCGGGCGATCACGGATTTTTTCTTGAAGGGCCGGATGACGTCGAGCGTCCGGTCTATGCCGGAGACGGAAGCACGAGCGTAAGTCCGGATACCGACTGTCTCGACGAGTTGCTGTTGTTCGTGACGTATCGTCCCGCATGGGTGAACGCTGAAGGGTTTCCGCTGTCGTGGCAGCACTACATCTACGGATTGCGGCACATCGCCCGCGAAGCGATGCGGCAGCAGTTGTGGATGGCCCAGTCGGTGCGGATGGCCGATGTCGTGAAGGACGACTGGGAGTCGTGGTCGCGTGATGTCATTCGTCTGACTGAGGTTCCAAAGCATGGCTGACAACATCATCAAACGCATCATCCAGCTGGTCCTGGACAAGGACTCGGCGAAGCAGACGCAGGCGGATGCGGAAGCAGTCGCGAAAGGTGTTGAAAGCGCTTGGAAGCGGATGGCGGAAAAGGTGGCGGAATACCTCACCGTCGCCTTCGCCATCGACAAGATCATGGGCTTGGGGAAAGCAGCGGTCGAACAGGCCGCTGCATCCCAAGCCGCATGGAATCAACTGAAGGGAACAGTCGATGCGACTGGCGTGTCCTTTAGCTCCCTGGAACTTGATATCCGATCGACGGGTGCGGCGTTCCAAGACGCTACGGTTCACGACACCACGCAGTTCGTTGACGCACTCACGACTGTTGTGGCGATCACGGGAGACGCGCGCGCATCGCTGAACAACATGGGGCTCGTGGCCAACGTGGCCGCCGAGTTCTTCAAGGGCGACTTGGCTCCAGCGGCAGATCTGGTGGCCAAGGTGATGAACGGCAACGTGATGCAGTTGCAGCGGATGGGTATTCACGCGACGAACGCGCAATCGGCGCTCGAGATTCTTGCGCAGCGGTCGATGGGTGCGGCGTCACGCGAAACGCAGACGTGGAATGGCCAGCTCGAGCAGATGCACAATCAGTGGAATGACATTCTGCTTGATCTCGGCAACGCTATCATCTCTAGTGGTGGTGCCACCGATGGCTTCTCGGTGATGCGTGCGGCATTGCAGACGCTATCGCATTGGGTCGAAGAAAACAAGGGACAGATCCAGACGTGGGTGACGACAGGAGTGAAGTTCGCGATCGATGCGGCGGACGTATTCATACGCGCCATCGTCGGTATGGGCGATGCACTCATCGGTGGATTCACGACGTCACTCGGACTCAGCGCGCAAGGGGTCGCATTCCTCATGCGCGCGCTGCAAGGCGCTGTGAACGTAATGGCGCTCTTCGATGCAGCGACTGGCGATCTGGCCGGTGCGGCGAAGAACTCAGTGCTCGCGGTGCAGATCCGCACACAAGCGGATGCCATCGACAAATGGGGCGACGCAGTCGCAAAGATCGGTGCCGACCGCGTGCAGAAGGGCATCGACGTGTTGAGCAAGCCACTGTTCTCCAGCGACCAGTTTTCGCACGCGCCATCTGCACCAGCTCCACTGAATGCCAATACACCGATGACGAGTTCTCAGTTATCGCCAGAAGTGCAGCAAGCTATAAAGGCGTATACTGACGCTGGAAAATCTGCGGCTGCAATGTCCGATCTACTAGGCGACAAATTCGACGCGAATGGTGCAGAAATCAGTCGCATCACTTCTCTATTGAATGTGCTCGTAGCAAACGGTATTGATCCATCGGCTATCGGATTCGGAGATCTCGCTGGCCGACTGAATGATTTAACCTACACGATCAAGCCGTTAAACGACGCACAACAGGCGCTCGCCAAGAGTCTTGGTACAGATCTCGCTCTGAGTGCAATTACGGCGCTCGGAGCAGTGAATCAGTATGATCACGCACTTCAAGAGTTGCAGCAACAACAGAATGATGTGCAGGCATCGATCAAAGGAATCCTGGACGCACAGTCCAAATCTCAGCCGATGAGCGATGAAACAGCGGCTCGTCTTAAAGTTCTAACTGATCAGTTTGTCGCGCTAGGTGTTGCGATCCAGAGCGCGCAATTTGATAAGACGATCAATGACATGAATGATAGTGTGGACTTTGATCTGTTTGTTGCATCGTTAGATTCTGCAACGACTGCAACCGACAAGTTGAAGATCAAGCAGCAGGGACTTCTCCAAGCGATGCAAGCACTGGACAAGAGCTCGATTGATTATCATAAAAATCTAGCGAACCTCGGAAAGCAGTACAAAGAAACGACCGATGCGATTGCTGAACAGACGTTGACCATGCAGTTGCAGACTGCCGCTGCGGATTTCCTGGCTGACGCACTCGGAACAGCGATGCAAGGCGGACTGCATGAAGCCGCAGTCCAGAAGGCAAAGCAGAATGCGATCGAAGCGGCGGAGATGCTGGTGCGCGCGGGTGCGTTCGCGCTCTTCGGCGATATCCCGCAAGCGACTGCCGCGCTGCATCTCGCCGAAGCTTTCGCTGGCGTTGCGGTGGCGTGGGCAGGCTTGGCGGGAGCAACGCACGGCAGCAGCACGACGGACACCAGTTCCGTAACCACGGGCGGAGGTGCATCGTCCGGAACGTCAGATCTGGCCTCGTCACGCGCGTCGTCCAATGCATCCGCCACGAACGCACAGCCACTCGGTGCGGAAGTATCAATCTATCTGGTGGGTCCGGGATTCGACATGATGAATCCGGCAGTGCAGAAGGTGGTGTATGGCGCAGCACAACAAGCCGAGCAGACGTTCGGCAAGGGGACACAGATCCGCGTTCGTCCGCCGTTTCCTCAGACCTCAGGATTCAACGGATGACTCATATCAAGTGGTGCTCCCGCTTTGACTACACGGACGATGGAGACGATGTATCACTCGTGCTCTTGTGGCCGATCACGCCGTGGGAGCGCTCAGTCATATCGGTCGGTGGAGATATCGAAGCGCCGAGCATGCGGCGCGCGTCCTTCATCGTTCGCCGAGATGAACTGTTGGCGTTCGCACTTCGTTTCATGGAAGATCAATGGAGCGATGTCGAAGCATTCATCCGCTTTGCACAGTCTGGCGCGACTTTCACTTGGTACCCTGATCAGGACAATCTAGATCTATCATTCACGGTATTCTTGGAAACTCCAACAGTCGGATCAAGTTTCTCGCTCAGTGCAGAGAGTGTATTCCCAAAGCTCTTCACCCTGAGTATCACGCTCGTTAACGCGGGCGGCGTTCCGTACGGACAGACGTTTGCAGATCTCCCCGCGTACTATGATCGGGCCCCATTTTCAGACGACACAATCTTCGTGGAACACACACTGGACATCGGACTGGGTCCTGCGACATCACTTGCAGTGACACAGCCGCCGGTGCTGAACGTAGCGGCGACGTATGAAGGGATCACCATGACAATGGATTCGGTGGTCGTCAATCCGGCAGGGTTGGACGGCGAACCGACCAAGACATTCCAGCGCAGCGCTGGACAAGGACTGCCGGGACCAACACCACTCTCACTGACCTTCAGTTCGCCCATCCGCGGATTTCAAATCACCGTGGTCCAGAGCGAAGTTGCACCTGATGCGTCGGGCACGCGCATGAAAGCCTATGATGCCCTTGGCGCGCTACTGATTGACGTACCATTCACGTCCGGAGTCTACAATCAGTCGCCCATTACGGCATCATTCGATCTGCTCACCAACGTGGTTTCGAAGATCGAGCTCTATGCACAGTCCACCGACTGGGTGGCGTGGAAGGATATGATCATCAGCTTCATGGTCCCACTCTCATGAATCTCGACTGGGTTCCGACGTTTGTCTGCGACGGTGTGACTCTCGCGTTCTCCTATCCGGTGACGCGATGGATTCCTGGTGCGCGTACGATCGGTTCATCGCAGCGCACAGCGACCGGGGTGCCTGGAGTGACCACGTTGCAGCGCCGTTACACGCTGGCGCTGTCGCTTCGCTTTGTCGAGTCAGAATGGCCGCTGGTGCGCCAGTTGATTGAGTTCGGCCAGACCGGAGAATCCTTCACGTGGTTTCCGGGCGGGAATGCGAGCTGGATGACCGATAACGATCTGCCGTCGTCCTACGACGTGACACTCGGTACGCCGAAGGTGGCCACGGCCATCAAGCCGAATCGAGACGGCTCACTGATCTATCTCTTGACGCTACCGATTACGTTGGAAATGGACGAGCCATTCACTCTCATCTACTTTCCCACGATTGATCCTGTCGGATTCATCACGCTGCACGTTGCTGATCCGGATAGAAACATCGAGCCGGACGACACAACGCAAGCCACGGCGACCGCATTCGATGGGTCCGATGTTGTCATCGACGTGCCGTTCACGTGGTCGTCTAGTGATCCCAGTATCGCCACGGTATCGTCGACCGGATTGATCACAGGCGTGGCTGAAGGAAGCGCGGTGATCACGGTGTCAGCGCAGGGAATTGAGGCGCATGTAATAATCACTGTGCACTATGTCATTGATCATATCGTAGTCACGCTAGCGACGAATCCGATTCCTGCCGGAAACACCGACCAGACGACTGTTGTGCTGTACAATGTGCACGGAGTGGTCATCAGCCCTGTTGGGCGCGTGATTACCTATGCATCCAGCAACGCAGCGATTGCCACCGTGTCTGGAACAGGACTTGTGACTGCAGTCGCGACAGGCACGGCGACGATCACTGCCACGTCCGAAGGGGTGAACGGCACCGTCGATGTGACTGTCGCTGCATCGGCTCCCGTGGCGGACTACCAGTGGCGCGCAGATTCTGGCCTGACTGGTACGGGATGGGTCGCGACGCATGGCGGGATGGATTTGAGCTTCGTTGGAGGGGCGCCTACGGTGTCTCCTGTGACCGGCGCACACATGGTGTCGGGCATCACGGCGCAATCCGTTGCTGCGTGGGCGGCAGATGTAGACATCGGCTGGGTCTTCGTGCGGTTGGATGGCTATAGCGATGTAGCGAACGGCATTCTGTTCGGACAGTCGGGTATCGCAAACGCCGAGATCTGGTTTAGCGCGAATACGGCTGCACGATTCATCAACATGACCACGGCAACCGGAACAATCGTCTGGGAGTCCAAGCATTCTACGATCGCCGCGTTCAATCCCGCGTACTTCCAGATTACGTTCACAGGTGTCGCGCGACCGACGGTGTTTATCGATAGCGGGGCGGGTGTGATTGCGGACACACCATTGGCGTCAGGCTCGTACAACGGCAAGTACACGTTCCGATCTGGAAGTCATCTCTGGCTCGGCAGACGACAGAGCGGAACAGCAGGTGTGCTCACGGCAAACATCAAGGAAATCCAGTTCTTCACGGCGACGCGCGCGTTGTCGGCTGGCGATATTGCTGCAATCAAGGCGGACATCATGTCGCGGTGGCCCTAATGCCCAAACTCTATTCGCTAGAACTGCGAGTGTTCGCACCGGCGAGTATCTATGATGACTATGCGGATGAGGTGATCGCCTATACGATCTCGACTGATCCCGCGCATGAGTCGCCATATCTACTCATTCCGAATCAGTACGCGACGCAAGAGATTGATCCAATCCAGTGCACCGCCAGCATCGGCTCAATTGAAGTAGGCGCGATCGACGTGCCGACTATTCCGGGCGACCAGACCACGGGATGGATGACTGCGCGCGTCAGTGATCTTCGTGGACGCCGTTGTCAACTGGTGCGCTGGATGGGCACGGAGTATATCACGATCGCCGATGGCCCTGCGGGACCGGCGAAGATGGACCCAAGCTACGCAGCGTATCGTTGGACGATCAAGGATACGCGAGAACTCGAGCGCCAACTACAAGCGTTCACGTCGGGAGGAACCGCCAGCATCGTGCCGCGCGGAATCATTCCGGGGTTCGGCGCGTACCAGAGCGATGACGGGCCTGCACAAGTGATTGCGCCTGTTGTGCCGTTGACAGGACACTACATTCCCGCGTCGTTCGACGATGGTTTCGGACATATCATCGGTGCGGTGGAATTCAACAACGAGTTCTCGGGCGATATTGCGCCAGTTGAAATTCTGACGGACCGGCTGATCATCAGTGATGAAGGGCTGGCGCTGTTGCAGCCGTCGCAACTCGGGCCGAATACGTGGGCCTGCGTGACGGCCGATGTGCTGTGGCGTATTCCGGGCGACACGATCTGGAACGTGGCGCGTGCGGCGTTCCCGGCGTCGGTCCGCTTCGGGATCGGCAACATCGAACAGGCGCTCTTCGGGCCGGACCCTGAGAATCAGGATCTAGTCAACGTGCTTCAGCAGGTCTACCTCTACTTCGATACGGTCATCCCCGACGGGTTCCCGACCGAGGAATGCGATCTCGAGATTGTCGTGCGGAGCCGTGCAGCGGCGAGCGATGACTTTCCGTATTACCTGGAAGGGATTCTCGGCGATGTACTGACTGACCTGTACACCAGCAAGCTGACGCGGGCCCCGGACTACGGTGGATTGGTGTATGATCCGGCGGGGCTGGACGCATCGCAGTCCTTGAAGATTGACGCTATCCGCTTCGATCCTGCCCCGCTGGCATGTATGACCGAGCAGGTGCTGATGCGCGTGGCCGACGTCGCCGATAACGTACGCGACTGGGCAGATACAAATCTTTACGGGCCAAGCGGGTGGATCGCCGCGTTCGACAACACGTTGCAGATCAGTCCAATCAAACGCGATCGCCCGACCTCGGTGGACGAGGCATCGACCGCGGCTGATTCGGTCGTGGTTCCCTCGCCGACATGGCAGGAGGGGAATACGACGGTCAGTGGCGTGACCTACACGTATCCCCGCTTCTTCGCTCCGGATCCCGGGTCGAACATCGCCGTAGATCCGGTCGGGCTCGCGCAGCGAGACGTGATCATCGAGTTCACGGATCCCTCATCGGAGTTGCGATACGATGAGAACATCGAAGCATATGACGCATCGGCCTTTGGCGCGGTGGGTCAGCCGAATGGCGATAGCTTGCCGGGACGCTTGGAGCAGGCCAGTCTCTTCGCGCAGATTGCGAAATTCGAAGTCTTGGATCGCTATCGGTCCGGGGCACCGAGCATCACGGTCCTCGCGTTGCGCACGGTCTTTCCCGATGTTCGCGTGGGTGCGTGGCTGCGATGGGATCTGTCGTGGATTCCCAATGACAAGACCGGTCTACGAGGAGATGTGTCGATCGCACAGGTGCTGTCGATCCGGGACGATGACAGCGTCTGGCGCGCGTTCCTGCTGGAAGGAGTGAGTGATCTCGGTGCGAATCCGGGTGATGTCACGAGTCTGATCAAGTTGGTCGATGAACTGGAGCCGGGGGACGCCACGTCGCTGGTGCTCATCAGCGATGAAGCAACGTACTAACGGAGAATTCGTATGTCTCGCGATGTAACCTTGCAAGCGACGTTTGAAAATCTGGCGGGCGACGAGTCCTACGAACTATGGCTTCGTCACATCACGGAAGCGTGGCAACTGATCCACGTAGATGACGTGGTCGTAGATGGCGACAGTCATCAAGAGATTACGATTGCTGATCTGGTGGATGGCGATCAGTACACCGCGCAGATTCGGTTGACGCGCGCGGGTCGTTATCGTGCAGGCTACTTGACTGCCGATCCGGACACATGGCCAGGAGCATCGCGCTGCGTGTTCACACCGGGAGAACTGGTCGGCGTGGCTGCACCGACGATTGTCTCTGGTGCGTGGAGTCGCACGAGTTCCAGCGCATCGCATACGTCAATCGTTGTGACTCCAGCTGACGACACGGTGGATCTGGTGCTGTACCGCGATGGATCGCCCGTCGTGACGACGAATGCGCCGCACGTGGGCGATGTCACGATGGTGGATCCTGATCCGCCGAGTGGCGACTTGCACACCTACGTCGCACATCACGAGTCCGGATTCTTGACGGGCCCGGGAAGCAATGCGCTTGATGTGTTCGGCGGTCTCACTGATCTGACCGGACTGGTGCAAACCTCGCCGACGACCGGCGGTCCGGCCTTCTATCAATACGATGTGGACTGGGATGATCCGAGTACGTCTGACGTGCGCGTGGAAGATGACTATGTGCACTTCGGCGACTTCGTGCTCCGCGACACAATCGTTCCCGGAGCGACCACCATTCACGTGAACACGGAGAAGAACAGCAGTCATTTCTCGAATGGCAACGTACCTGCGGACTTCGACGTGCGTGCACGGAAAGAGGAAGTGTTGTTCGCGCCGACCCGGGATGTAGGCCCGTGGTCGATTATCCGACTCACTATTGCGATTGCTGATGATGAGACAGCGCACACCGGCGGTATTGAACCTGTATGATCTTCGTGCTCAGAATCCCGTTGGCCCCTTCTTTGGAGCTGTCATGACGCGTCATCTGAACACGTGGGCCAAGATCGGAGCCTTGGCCTTGATCTTCTTCGCAGCGGTCCTTGTAGGGATTGAAGTCAGTCTCCACGTGGATGCAGCCATTCATGGATCGAAGTACTCGATCAACTACACGATGCTGCTGATCGCGCTGATCGTCGGCTTTGTCGGCATGTACATCCTGAGTCCACCGCGCGCGAAAGAAGGGGGACAGTTCATCGTCGACTCAACGGTGAAGATCATTCAGGTATTCCGTGCGGGTCGACGGAAGAACGATCCCGTGGCTGCTGTCATTGAAGACAAGCAGGGCCACTCGGGGACGATCGTCATCCCAGTTCCGCCGCATGAAAGCGAAATTCCACTGGAGTCTTCGCAGGAAGTCGCGGACTCTCCGCAACGCCGTTGCACGGATCCCAATCACACGGGCACGCATCCCATTCCGCCACGAGGTATCGACACATGAACGTGATTTCTGTTCCGCGCGGGACACGCGGGTTCGACTGCAATGTCCCGCTATCATCTGGACAAGCGTCCGCGTTCTTCGAACGGAAGTATCGCTTCGCCGC